CCGCTCTTAACATTATCTCGGCTGCGCAACCATAGGACTTACCAGATCCAACCGGACCCATCAAGCCCCTAACGAAACTTTGATCATGTATAAACTTCCAAACAGTCGGGCTGTTCTCAAAGTTTAAATCAAGGCTGGGGATCGCGCTCATTTTTTTCCTGCAATGTTTCTTGACTTATTTGGGTTATTGATCTCAGAGCCTCCTCAAGAGATTTAATTCTTTGTTCCAGCATAAGAACTGCTACCTGAAGCCTAGCTAAGTCCGTCATAATTAAACTCCCCATCTAGCCCTTTACGAGCCAACATCGCATAAAACTCCACACCATCGCTAACTAAGGCAACACGTTCTATTTCTTCTAATGCAGCCTCCAGGCATTTTATTCTATGAGAAAAGTATTCTGCGCTATATTTAATACTAGATGATAATGGCATTTCGTCATTTATCGTTATCATTAATTACCTCTGCATCCTCAATAGCTGGCCCCTTCATGTTGATACCAACAATCGAAGGCTTATCACTTTCCTGATCTGGACTATCAAGCCAGCCAGCTGCTTTTGCCAGTACTCTAAGCACCGAAACCTTATCATGCATCTCAATCGCAACCCGACCATCAGGCATAGGAGTTATTTTTTTAATAGCCCTAAGCGCATAATCCGGAATATCTTTCGGGTCTTTCATTGTACCATCTAAATTCATAATCTCAGTAATCGAAGTTGTACCCAGGGCAATCAATTCCTGGGCAACAACCTCTTTGTTACTTTCTAACGTGGCACTCGTCCTGACCCTTTTCTGTGTAACGCGTACACCACCAAACCGACCAATAGGAGTTTGCCTGGTTCTAGCCATTAAAATGGGATCTCATCATTCAAATCACCAGAGCTGTTATTTTGCGGAGAAGGTTGATTATCAACTTTGCCCTTATCGTCCTGGGGAAACAGGCTCAGCCAGATCTCAGCCTCCTGGTTAGGTATCGGTAACGCATTTAACTTAATACGCATACCCTTACTATCCTCAAAAGCTATACCCAACTTAACCCAATCAGATTTCTCAGGATCACTTCTACGTTTCTGACCCTGCACTACATTATACATTTTTTTCATTTTAGTTCCTTCCTATTATTTTTCTGGTATCGCACTTATCTCGGGAAAAATCCAGAAAATATTTATGTGGTACACTGTAGCAGTACGCCAGGGGTAGGGGGGCAAGGGGTGTCGTTTTTGCAAATCGCCTGACATTTTTTTTATCGCGGTCAAAAAATTAACATAATACATATTATGCGAAAACCTGGGCTGTTTTCCCTTATTTTTATAGTCTTTTTCCCTTCACTATCCCCTTGATTATGTCGTTTGCTCTGTAATCCTTAGACTTTCCCAGTGCTTTTGATACTGGAACCTGAAAGTATCCTATGCCACGCGCCATATCTCTCCTGTTTTTGTAGCAGTATTCCGCATGGTTCTTAAGTATTGCTGACCAGTCCTCCATTGTTAGTCCGTCTTTTATCCAATGTGACACAGTTTGAATGTCTCTCTCATTTATATTGCGAGGCGTTCCATACTCTTCACATATCCTCAGAAACAATGCACAAAACCTTCTAGCATCATTATATATAATATTATTATTATTCGTTATAATGTTCTCGTTTGTGTTACCTCTAGATGTGACAGGTAGGTGTGACCTCTGGGTGTAACAGGTGGCTTGTTTATCAACAGAGTTATCCACAGGCTGTTGAATTGGATTTAATCCTTGTTTTTGTCTCGTCTGGTTGTAGTTGTGGAGTTGTTCTTTTCTTGCTTGTTCTCTTTGTTCTTCAATTCTAATCTGTTCAGCCCCAGTCAGATTTGCCTTAGCTTCATTCAAATCTTTTGGCGCTCGTTTGAATACTACTTTTAAACTGTCGCTCTTTTGGTGTTTGCTAAACTTCTTGACCTTTTCAATATATCCAAACTCTATCAGGTTTTTAATCTGCCTTGTAACGGCCGTTCTACTGATACCCATATCTTTTGCAATTCTGCCTTGAGAAACCCAAGTAACCCCGAGCTGATCCGTATAAGTACAAAGAACACACAAAACACTTAATGCGGCTGTACCATGTAGCCGCTTATCTCGTGCGGCATCAAACGGTAGAACCGAATAATTGCGTAGATCTTCATTCTTTTTACGAGGTACTAACATAATTTCTTTTTAAACCGTTGATCAATATCTTTGCTAAAGTCGTAACAAATTTTAATTAACCCGACATCAAATCTAGCTTGAAAATCGTCAGGATTATGATCCAAACGCTTTTTGCAAATTTGAAGAACCTCCAACATCCAACCATCCCTTTTAAAATCAACCTCCCGATATCTTTTTTCGAAAGTGTTTCTATAAGTATTTTTTGGATGTAATTTCTTTTTTGACTTTTTATTAATCATTTTCCCACTCTAAAGTAATTATTACCATAGGATCACCAAACCGTTTTTGTACTGTCATTTTGTATATTAACCGATCATCCTCGTATAAGACGCCATTACAAGCGTCTGTGATAATCTTAAGCACATTGTCAGCGTCTACCCTAGTCGGGATCGTTTTACCCATTGTAGCGGCTTCTCTGCGCTTCTTAGAGTATGATTTAGGTATTCCAAATTGAGCCATCACAGAGACACGACAGGGAACATTTATAGGATCTAGTCCTAGTTCTACCATTTTATTTGATGCGGCAGCCGCCAGTTTGAACTCATAATCTCGTGTTTTTTTAGGCGTGTAAGCTCTGCCTTGCCTTGTAAATCTTGGTCGGCCTTTTCCGACTGGCTCACCTTGAAGCCAGAAATCAATTCTTTTCATGGTTTGTCAGCCAGTCTTTTATTTCCTGTTTAAAATCATCTGCGCTTTGTTCTATTGGAAATGGTGGTGGCGCTAATGAAACAGCTTGTCCAGGTAAATGATCCCTAATTAAATTACTTATAATTAATGCTTGGGATTGATTGGTTTTGTTGCTGTAATCAATTAACCGTTGTTTGCTGGTAGATGGTATCCTGACAGTAAAATTCACCAGGTTTTCATTATTTTTTAATATTTGTTTCCTTTTTTTCATAGCAAAAACGCCCCTCAATAAATTAATTATCTGATACCGCTTGACTTATAATCTGGTATCACTTAGTTATCAATATGTGATTTGTTAGTTTATAGGAAGGACAAAACAAAATGTTAAGCCAAGAAGCAAAAAAAATTGAACAAGAAATAATGATTGATATCAAACGTCAGCAAAAAACTTTGTGCCAATCTAAAGCTTACTTCACTTTAGTTCAATTAGTAGCAGAGGCAAAAGCAAAAAACGTAGATGATAAAATTATTAACGTGCTTGAATCTGCTGAAAAAGAAATATTGGGGCTTCTATAGCCCCACAACTACCAAAGGAAGGACAAAACAAAATGCAACTTATGAATAGATTTCAAACATGGGCAATCAATCAGCTCACAGAAAATGGCTTCAAGGCTTCTACTATTGGTAACTGGATCAAAGTTGAAGAGCCATTTGGTCAATACACTTACATCATGTCTTATCAAGGCGTCACAACATACATTGGAGAGAAATAATGCAAACTATAACAACTAAATATCTAGGCCCGACTAATCATAAGGAATCAAGGTTCAAGGCTACCCACACAGGCGGCTTCACTAGCGTTACAATACCTTATGATTACAGCATGAGTACTGACGCCAACCATACACGAGTTGCCTTTATGTTAGCTGAAAAGCTTAACTGGGAAGGTGACTATATAGGCGGTCACACTAAGGACGGTATGGTTTTTGTAAACGCCAAACCAAACTATTCTTTTCACACTAAGCAACAAGGGGAGGCTTAGAAAATGACTTTATATATTGTAATTGCTTACGACACAGAGGGCAAACCTTACGTTTATGCAGACTATGATAATCACATAAGCGCAAGTGAAGCCGCTAATGAATGTAGCGGTATTGTAAGAACAGTGGAGGCTTAGACAATGACAATAACAACATTTAGAAAAGTATTCGTTGAGAATATGAAAGATTGGGATGAGAACAAAATAAGCGGTTATGTGTATCTAACTGAGGGGCAAGAAAAGCCAACGTCAGATGAGTACATGGATCACTATCTGCACATTGTTAAAAATGATTATAAGCATAAGCATTATCGCAATAAAGACTTTATGCTTTTTGTTGATCGTGGTGAGTATGAAAGCGATCAACTCACAGATTTGGAAAACATTTTATTTGATTGGGCTGAAGGTGAATATCACCAAGGCACTTATAAAATTGAAGAGGTAAAGCAATGACACAAGTAAGAGATATAAGTTTTCAAATTCAACAAAGATCAATTCATAACCAATTTCCTGATTTTGATGACAAGCAAGGATTTGAAAAGCTTTTAACAGATTTATCTAAATATGATTTTGCTGATGAGTGTTGGCACAATGAGGCCATGCCTCATATCTGTAAAATGATACCAACAGAAAAATATCCAGATAGGGCTATGCGTGTTTGGATAGATTGGAAAGATCACCAGTGGAGTGATTGGTATCACAATTTAAAAGAGGGTCAGACTTATTTCAGATTTAATGTCCACCTTCAAGGTGAGTACGGTGATCAAGATACTACAGAGTTCAATAAAGACTTTGAGACAATGGAAGAGGTCTTGGAGTTTGTTAAAGATTATTTTGAATCTAATGTTGCCAAGTGGACGCCTCTTTATGATGAGTGGAATAATTGGCTTGGTAAGCAAGATAATATTGATGACAAAAAAGCGGACGCTCAAGCGGTCATCACTTGCTACACTTTAACTGAAGATCAGAAAGAATATGTGACTGACTTTATTGAAAGGTGGGAACAATGAAAGATTGGATTGAAGCAATAGTTGGTGGGGTGTGCTTGTTTGGCACGCTCTATATGTGGCTAGTAATAGCTGGAGTTTTGTATGGATAAGGAAGAATTGATAGCGCTGATACATAGCGCACTGAAGCCTACCAAGATTGATTGCGAAAGGCTTACAGACTTTGAACAAGATAACGATGAGATCGTTATGAGATTTTTTGGATTAGAGGAAGAAGAAGATGAGTAATCTAAGCACTCAAGAACGTGTGGAAGCACACGTAAAATACAATTTCTCAATACCAAGATGGGATTGGGATGAATTAAGGCAGATATACAGACAGTGGGTCCATATTGAAGATGACCCTCTTTATAGAAGCTTTAAGCAACAAGGCCAACACATGACAGCGGATCTATTAAAGGAGATGGAAAAAACTTTAAAGTCTGAGGTTCAGAGCCAACAAAAAGATGCACAACAGTCTAGAAGATCAGTCGAAAATTTTCGAGAGGTTCAAGGTGATGAAATAACAGATAGGATTCTTAAAGCTATTAAAGACTCATCTAGGGCAAGATTAATGGACTACAAAAGATTTTGTGCAATAGTTCATAGGATCACTGGGCAAATGAAACACCTAGAACTTAAAATTAAAAATTTACAAGAGGAGATGTTATTGTGATTGATCAAGTTGACATTAAAAAGATGCACCATCGCAACGCACCAGATACGGAGATTGCGACAGCGCATAAGGTGGCTCCGAGGGTAGTCGGGAGGAGACTACAGATTCTTTGCGGCCTTGCACAGTGCGGAGAAGCAAGGACAGGCAGTGAGCTTGCAAAGAACCTCGGGCTATCTATCCTTAGCGTAAGACCAAGGCTTACTGAATTGCAAGAAATAAATTGCATTCTTGACACAGAAACAAGGCGCAAAAATGAGTTCGGAAACACTGAGATCGTTTGGCAAATAACAGAGAAGGGATGGCAATATGTTTATTAACTACGAAGAAATCAGGCGTATGTCTGATAGCATCAGGGAAATGTGCGGAGATGATGACGACACTTTTCTCGATACACTTGACGGAGAAACGGACGCTCTCGACATTCTAGGTAAACTTATTCAAGAGCGCTCAGAAGTGTTGGGCTACGAAGCCACAAACAAAGAGCTTGCGGATCAGTACAAAAAGCGAGCCGACAGAATGGCAAACAAAGCGGATGCCATAAACCAAACCATGAAGCACTTGCTTACTGCAATGGGAGTAAAGAAAGTAAACCATGCACTTGCAACGGTAAGCATAACCAAACCTCGATGGTCAGTTGAGGTAGTTGACGAGGCACAAGTGCCAACACAACTCAAAGTAATAACATCAAAACCTGATCTAAGAGCAATCAAAAAGATTTTAGATGACGGTGAACCAGTGCCAGGATGCCGCCCCAAGGTGGGCTACGAAGGCATAACAGTGAGGATAAAATAATGAACAAACTAATAGAAGCAATGAAGCACGTTAACGATCTCAATAAGAAAGTTGGCGTATCGCAAAGAGGTGGCAAAAAATATACTGAGGTTTTTGTCAGAGTAGAGCAATTCAGAATGGCCTTTGGTGAAACAATGGGTATCAATACAGAGATACTTGTCGATGATGGCAAGCGTGTAGTTATCAAAGCAATCGTTACGAATGAAGGTAACATCATAGGCTCAGGCATGGCTGAGGAGATCAGAGGAAGCTCTATGGTTAACAAAACGTCAGCGATTGAGAATTGTGAGACTTCAGCTATTGGACGCGCTCTAGCCTCGTTAGGTTTGCATGGTGGTAGCTACGCAAGTGCTAATGAAATAGCGGCTGTTCAGCGCAAAGAAAAAGCAATGGAAGAACAGAAGCAACCGAAGCCAAAGGCACCCGAGCCAAAGCCAGAAATAGATGTAAGCGTACACCCACAGGAAATAGAACAACCTGAACCCAAAGAAGGTTGGCGGTTACTATGGCACAATGGGGAGTTCAAAGATATTCTCAGCACTGCCGGAATGTTTAGCAACGAATTGCTGCAGACTCTTAAAAAATACCAGGAAAAGAAAAAGCCCAGGAAGATGCAGCTCGAGCTTGTCCTGGCTAACTTTGAAAACCTGGATAAGATGGGCGAAGCAACCAGGCAGACAACTGAGATTGGATTGAAGGGCTTGCTTGACCTGAATGATCTCAGTAAAGACGCGCTCGACTTTGAGTGGAACAAGCTACAGAAACAGGTGAAATGATGAGCGGATGGAAAGAGCTGTTAACTAAACAAGAGTTGGAGAGAGCTGGATATATTCAGGCTCTAGCCAAGCAAGACATATCTCGAAACCAAGGAGCAAGAAGGTTAAACGTATCGCTTACATATCTATCAAAGCTAATCGATAAGTATGGTATTCACTGGCCAGCCAGGTATGGACAAGGTGTCGGGATAAACAAGGTTCCAGGCGGTGTTGCTGAGTATATTAAGCTAGCAGATCAAGGCTACTCAAAAGCGGATGCCGCAAGAGAGCTAGACGTTTCGTTTAATACCGTTTGTGCTGTAGCAAAAAACAATAAGATAAAGTTTGTAGATGGCAGAACAAAAGGTGGGCTACGAAGCCCAAAGATCGATGTTACGTCACGTTGATTTATGTAGTGGAATAGGTGGCTTTGCTCTTGGCTTTGAGTGGGCAGAGCTTAGCCAACCTGTTCTCTTCTGTGACATAGAACCTTGGAGCAGAAAAGTTTTAAGAAAGCATTGGCCAGATGTGCCGATTGCAGAAGATGTAAAGGAGTTAGCAAATGACCCAGATGGACTTGTTCCCGACTGCGATATCCTCACAGCCGGATACCCATGTCCCCCCTTCAGTCTCGCCTCAAAAAACAGAAAAGGCGAAGCAGACGAGCGACACATCTGGCCTTACATCAAAACAATTATATCAGCAAAGCATCCAGATTGGTGTATTTTTGAGAATGTTAGAGGACACGTTTCGCTCGGCCTTGCCACAGTCATCGATGACCTTCAAGCTGAAAACTACACAGCAATCCCTATGTTACTACCAGCTTACAGTGTCGGCTCAATACATGAGCGATCCAGAGTTTTTATCGTGGCCTACGCCCACGACAGGTGCGGCTCTTTGCGGTGGAACAGGCAACTTCAACAAGATGAAAAAGTTGTGCGATCTAGAAATTGTCAGCGAGGAAGAGCGTCGAAATTTGACACAGGGCAATGGCGGCAAATCCAATCCCGCCCTTATGGAGTGGCTGATGGGATACCCTTCCGAATGGACAGAATTACCGGATTAGGCAACTCAATAATGCCCCAAATCGCTCAGAGGATTGGTGAAACAATTAAGAATAGTATTTAATTACTTTCTACGAGCAGCCATCATTTTTTTCATGGCCGCTTTTTTTAATTTAGGATCTTTCTTTGCAGCCTTTGATGGCCGACCAGTTTTAGATCCGTAACTTCCTTTACCGTACGGCATTTTTTGTTCCTTTCTTCATGCGTTTCTTTGCAAGAGTTTTTAAATCAACTGCCTCGATCTTTTTAGGATCTCCGGCAATGGCTGCTAACTTCTTTTGTTTATCACTGTACTTTTGAAATGGCATTACCTTCTCTCCATTCTCTGTCTAGCTTTCATTTTTAAATACTCTGAAGGTGTTTGTGTTGTTCCTTCAGTTTTATTTCCCATCCCTTTTTTATTAATTTCAAAACCCATAGTCCTTAAATCATTTACATCATCTAAAAGATCTTCCATCTTTTGGCGTTTTGCAATGAGCTGAGAAGTAGACTGACCGCCGCGAAGCAATCTCATTCCCCTTTTGATCGCTGTAACAGTATTGGTAAGCCCTCTTACCGTAGCTTCAGCTGGGTTTGGCAATCCTTCAGGCGGTTTTTTATATTGAGGAATAGAAGTTAATTCAGCATTAACCTTCTTAATTATTTTTTCAGCTTCTCTTTCAAAAACTTTTGCCTCACTTTGTAAAAACTTTTGCTCCATCAACTTCTCCTAAATAAATCGCCATCTGCTTTTTTAACTGTTGCCTTGCCCTTGGCATGAGCTTTTAACCTGGCAACAGCCCATTGATGAGCCGACATTTTCGGCCTCGAACCACTTGAGTAATACGCACCCAAGCCACGCTTGTATATCTTGTTTGCTCGACTAGCTCCGAACATTTTTTGATACTTCGCTGGAGCTGCCATTACTTACCCACTTTCTTCATTGCTTTTTTATGGGCCGCTGTGAAGCTCATCCCACCCATCATAAGCCTGGTCATCTCTTTCATGTGTCCAGGTGTATGATGTTTTTTATGGTTTTTCATGGTGGCCTTTTGCCTATCAGTCAAACCCTTTTTTGCCTTGCTCATCTTTTACTCCTTTGCTTGCTGATCCGATCCATCATGGCCGGAGTAAGTTTACCCATTTTGTAAAGCGCCTTGGTGCGCATGATCTCTCGCCTGGTAGCATCAGGATCTTTCGAACCCTTCACATACTTTTTAGGTATGCCAGACTTCTTATCCTTTGGAACAGGTGCAAACTTACGCTTCATCAATCATCTCCAAAGATTTCTCTAGGGTTTCTTTATTGCGCCTGGACCAACCCCTTCCGAAATGCTCATAATCATCGAGCTTACGATAGAACCCTTCTCGAGCATCATAATACTTTTCGATCAGCTCTTTTGGCTCGTGATCGTGCATGGCCTTCAATGTTTGATTACCTATCTTGCCATCAGCTTTTACTGCAAGCACACGCTGCAATAGCTTGGCTGCCCTAGATGGTCCAGCATTTACGGCCATATCTGCCACCGAATAATCCAGGCCGCTGTATAAATCGTCAGCTCGTATTGGTCGCCAGTAATCTTTTTCGTAAAAAGGTTTGACGTCCTCTTTGGTTAGCTTTC